ATTATTTGCAATTGTTCTTGTTATTGTTCCCATTATAGATACCTAATTGTAATTTCTGCCGTATTTGACGGCGCCGTTGCCATGGTCAATGTTGTTCCTGAAATAGTATAGTCATCTGTTGGCACTAAACAAATACCGTTTACATAAACTAGTAAATCGTCTACCACTTTTCCTGCTGTAATAGTATATCCTGTTGTTGAACCGTTACCTGTATATTTTTGTACTGAAGGTATTTTTTGTTTAATATACAAAGTACCATTCATAGCATTGTGTGAAGCACAAACATAGTAACATGTTAATTGGTCACTAGGCACTTCAAAGTATAAAATACCACTTGTTTGGTTTTGTGCATTTACACCAGTTGTAACTGTACCGTCTGTAGCAACATGTGTTAAACCTGTTGTAAGTCTATTTCCAGAAACATAGTTTCCTGATGTTGATTGTATTACAAAAGGATGTGAACCACTTAAAGCAGATAAATCAAATGCAATAGTTTGACCTTGTTTTGCATAAATTGTTGGATTGTCTGTAGCACCATAATGTCCAAATCTATATGATGAACTTAAATTATATGTTACTGCTAATCTAACTGCTGTGTCTTCATATGTTGCTGTAGATACTGATACATTACCTGGATTAAATCTACCTTGTGATGAACTCCATATTAATGCTTGTCCGTCTGCGACACCAACAATGTTAACATTTGATAAAGCACCAACTGAAGCATTTTCGTTAATTAGTTTTGTCCAACCACCTGTGTCAGCAACATAAGCTTCATTACCAGTTGTATCATAAGCAAACATTCCTTCGTAAGTTGTTTCATTTGGAAAAGCACCTGTACCTGCAAAGTTAAATCTGATTTTTGAACCTGAAGATGTATTATCAAATACACCTGTAACATTAGCTGATGGAATATTTGTGATTGTGTTATCTGCACCACTTATAGTTTTATTAGTTAATGTGTCTGTAGATGTTTCGGTTACAATTGAACCGTCTGTAGCAAAAGAAACTTTATTGTCGGTAACTGTAGTTGTAATACCTGAACCACCTTCAAAAGTTAAAGTTTGACCTAAACTTACTGCGTCTATAGTAGAGGCGTCATCTTTAATTGATAATGTAGGAAAAGTATTACCAGCACCTGTTAAATTTTTATTTGTTAATGTTTGAGAAGCGGCCGTGTCAACTAAAGTTGCGTCTGAAACCATTGTGTTCACTTCAGCAAAAGTACCTGAAAGAGTATTGTCTGTTAAATCAATAGTTTTATTTGTGATTGTGGCAGTACCAGTTGCTGTCAATAGTGAAGCAGCGTCAGCAGCTATTGTCAATGTGTTACCTGATAACACACTAGTTATAGCATTACCACCTAAAATTTTTAATGTTTCACCATTAGCAGAAATTGTCGCAACTGTAGATGAATCGTCTGCGATTTTAATTGTACCGTCAATGGTAGTACCGTTACCAATCGCTGTGTAAATTTCATCAAAATTTAAATTGATTTTATTAGCACCTGCACGGAGATTATCACCTGTTCCGTCGTTTGCGTTAGTACCTCTATTTACTGTAAGTTTTGCCATGTTTGCCTGTTATCTCTTTATACTATTTATAAGGTTTCTACGGTGTTGTATCATCAAATGTTAATGTTCCTGAGTCAAATTTAGTTAATGTGTTACTGAACAAGTCTGCGTTTGTTCCGATTTCACAAGGAAACGCATATTTCATTTTAATTAATTTACCTATCTCATTTGAAGTAAATAAGAATATAGGAACTTGTTGTCCGTCAAGAGCTGTTTTAGTACCCTCAACTCTCAACGCACTCAAATTTTGAAATGAGTTTGCGTGTGAACCAATATTACTATTACCAAATGCTGTATTAGCATATTTATTCAATGAACTGTATCTAGGTCCACCGTATGCATAACCACTTCTAATATCATGTATTGTACCTGAGCCATCTGTAAATAGATTTCTTGGTCTACTTAAATAATCAATTGTTATGTTTTCTCTAGTTGCCGTCAAATCTCTAGTGTTTGCGTCAAATGGGTCCCTAAAGTCATTACTTACATCTGAATTACCACCTACTTGTGCTTTTGTTCTTAATGATGAACCATCACTATCTGTTCCTAATCTTCTACCAAATACTGTTACGAATAATGTATTGACAAGTGATAGTAATGGTGCCTCTAGTGTACCAGATGTAACACCTTCAACTGGTCCTTTTGCTGTAACAACAATTCGTGACTCAATATCTACTTGTCCTGTAAAGTAGAATCCTGATGTGTGCATTGTCTTTTTAAATGCGTCACGCCATCTTGCGATTGATTGACCAACTTTGATTACATAAGAGTAATCTTGATAATATAAACTGTCCTGAATTCTCATTGTTGTTTCAGAAAGTTTACCTCTTTCACTAATAAATGCACCGTCTGTATCTGACACAGCAACAACATTTACCGTGGCTGTTGAAATATCTAATTTTTTAAGTTTACAAGTACCAGATGAGGATGATGTTATTGTTTCATCAATTACAAAACTACCTGTTACTGATTTTACTCTTAATAATCCTCTATCATTATCAAAACTATCTACTATACCTGAAGCTCCGCCTGCGCCTGAAAGTGTATCTCCTTTAATAAATGAACCTACAATATTTGTAACAATCATGTTGTTGAAGAAACCTAAAACTGGTGGAGTAGGATTTTGTTCATAACTTCTACCTAATCCAACTGTTTTTAATCTAGTAATTCTACCAATGTCATCACCATATGCTTTGACATTAGCACTTGAACCTGTAGATGAATTAACTGTTACAGTAGGTAACGAAGTATATTGTCCACCACCATTTGTTAAAAATACTTTTTCAATAGTTTGCAAGCCTGTAAATTTTTCTTGCATAATAGTATTACCTGTATATGCGTCACCTTTTGTAGTTTCATCTTCTAAAACAATACTATCTTCAACACCTGTTGCAGCTGTTATATTTCCATTTTGGTCAGCAATACCACCATTAATAACACTTATAAAACCGGCTGCGTTATTTCCACCTGTGTCTGTGTTATTAAATACTAAAGGGTCGCCTACTGAATAACCAGTACCTTTATTGTCTAATACAATTTCAGTAATTTTTCCAGGTCCTATATCTTCGATTTGAAATAATGCACCCTCACCACCGGCAGTCAAAGTAATAATATCACTTGTTAAATTTAACGAACCGTCATTTGTAATGTTTTTTGTACCAGGTATACCTGTAATATTTGCTTTAATAAAGTAATCGTCTGTATCAGCTGTTGTACCTTGTATTTCTTCACCTACAACAAATGTTCCTTGAATACTATCTGCATTTAGAATTAATTGTGTAACTGTAGAAGCACCAATCTGGAATGTAGATGTATTTTCTACAATAGCAGTTGTGTCTGAAGTTTGACCTGTTATTGTTCTACCAATTAATAATGTTGCGTCACCTACTGTTGCAATAACTCTTAATACTTTTAAGGTATCGAATTGTCCATCGGATGCCTTAAGCATTTGTTCTCTAGGATAAATTGTTTCTGATTGTTCACCAAATAATATTCTAAAAAACATCTCATGGCCACGAACTGAACCTTTTGACCTATAAAGTGATTTAATATTTTTAATTAATTTTCTTTTATCAACACTTGCAGCTAAATTTTCTGGTAGTGTTGCTAAAAACTCATCTCTCATTTGTGTTAAGAAATGGTTAATAACTCTATCTGGATCCCTAAAGTTAATTAAGTCTGTAATATTATTTACAGGATTAGGTCTGTAGTTTGTAACATTTGCTTGAGCGCCTGAACTTGCACCTACAATAATCTCACCATCTATAAATTTATCTTGTGCTGATATTATTAATCTATTATTTGCAATGTCTTCGACTAATACATTTGCTGTAGCTTTTGATGTTTGACCTGTTACTATCTCACCTCTAGTAAATTTACCGTAAGTTGATTCTTCTAAAAGAATTTTATCACCAGAATCTAGGAATGTTCGAGCTGTGTCTTTACGACTAGAGTTTAAAACTAAATTGTTTGTTTGACCTGTTTCTGATTGAAGTAGAATACCATCTGTGCCCTCAATAGTATCAACAGATAATTCAGCTGATTCTAATAATTGATAATAGACTTTTAAAAATTCGGCAAACTTTGGGTGGTCAGCGACAACAAATTCTGGAAGTTGGCTGTTAAGTATTGTTGAAATTTTATCATTAAATTTTGCCATTGGTCATTAATAACTTGATGTTGTTGTGTAGCCTACACCAGCATCAGCCGAGCCTCCCACAAATGCGTCTGCTGAAACCGTGATAATAGAATTA